CACGGTATCTCCATGCCGAAATTACAAACGGGTAAGTAAAGGGGATGGTGCAGTCTTTTACAAACTTATAGGTTTTTTCTATATCATATATTTTTTTTATATATCTTTACAAAAACAATTACATGGAAGCACATATAATCTTTAAAAAAACTATTGATAATTTTAAATCTAATAATTTTGAATTAAAATATGACATTTTTAAAAAATTACAAAAAATTGAAGAAGGGGGTAAAAAATTTCAATTTTATATAGGGGGGATAAATATTTATGTAGAGTTAAAGGGGGATGAATTTAAAGATAATAATATATTAAGTATTTATACTAATAGTTTTAAAATTCCTTTTAAAATTTATATAGACAAAAATTATAAAAAACACATTATTGAAAATTGCATTTTTGATATTTTAAAAGCAATTTTTAAATCTCAAATAAATATTATTGTAGAAAAAAAAATTAAAAAAGAAAATGCTATTTTATAATTATGAATCCAAAAAAAGAATTATATTTAAAAACTGTTCATAGAAATTTAAAAGATAAATACCCCGAAATTGAATTATCATTAGAAGAATTACATGATATTATTGATAGTCAATATACAGGAGGTATTGAATGTATTGTTAGAGGATTACCATTTAGATTTCCTAATTTTGGTTCTTTTCAAGTTAGTGATAAAGATAAATTAAAAGAAGGTAGAAAAAAAATAAGAGAAGAATTAAAAAAAATTGAAGAAAAAGAAAAAGAATTTAAAAAATTAAATAAAGAATTTGAAAAACAAAAAGAATTTGTAAAAATTACTAAAATACAAGAAAGGTTAATTAATAATTATAAGAGTAGTTCTGAAAAAAGAAATAGTATTAAAATTACTACTGTACAAGATTTAAAAAGTTTTGATAAAATTGATAACATTAAAACCAAATATGATAAATTAAATTTAAATGAAACAAAATGATATTGATTTATTAATAATTAAAGATAATCAAATTGTCGTAAATAAAATAGAATTATTTAAATTACCTTCTTTTTCTACTTTAGTTAAAAAAGTTAAAATAACAGATAAAGACCCTTTTGGTAATAGAAAAGATATTTTATGGAAAGAATTAATGTACATTCATATTGTTGCTTCTCCTTATTCTTTATATGTTGATTTAAAATTAGAAAATAGAAAATTAAAAGCTTTTAAAGTTGCTAAATTACCAGAAAATTGGATTGAAAGCAAAATAATAAAAGAATGTATTGAAGAATATAATAAATATATTGAATTAAGTAGTGTTCATAATAGTTATTTAAATGCTTCCAGAGCTTTATACAGTACAGGAGAAGATATAAAATATTTTAATGGATTGCGTGATTTTTACAGAGAAGAATTAATTGCCTTAAAAGAAAGGTTAGAAAGTGCAAATAATGAAGATGAATTAAATGATATTAAAAATAAAATTTCTATTAGTACAAATAATCTTTTAGATTTAAATAATGCAATTATTAAATTAACTGATAGCGTAAATAAACAATACGAAAATATGGAAACTTTGTATGATAAGATACAAAAAGAAAAACAAGAATCTAAAAATTTATATGGAGGTGGAAGAATTAGCAAACGAGAAATTTAATTTAATTAAGTTAATAGGAATTGGGGAAGAAAATGGAAAAAGTTTTTTGTACCCAATCGCTATTAATTTACAGGAAACACAAATACAAATGGTTCAAGGAACTTCGGACGGTTTTTCCATTTTATATTTAAGGGGAAGTTGTATTAAGATTGCTTTATCTTTTATTGATTTATTAGATTTATTAAAAGCTAAAGGATATGATATACATGAAGATTTTAAATATTTGTATGATTATTATAAAAATGAATTTTTTAAAAATTTAGATAATGGAGAAAATCAAACAACCTAAAATTTATTTTAAAGAAGAAGGACATATATATTATGATGATAATAATGAACGTTATGAAAGTGTAACTACTTTTATAAGTAATTTTTTTAATTCTTTTAATTCAGAGTATTGGTCTGCATATACTGCTTTAAAAAATTTAGGATATTTTGTTAAACCTGATGAAAAAAATAATATTATTAAAATTAATAATGTTGATTATAATGTAAAAAATATTATTAATAGTGAATATATTAAAAAAGAAATAAAAAAAGTTAAAGAAGAATGGTTACAAAAAAATATTAACGGGTGTGAAAGAGGAAATAAAATACATATATTTTTTCAAAATACTGTAAATAAAAGTAAAGAAGATTTAAAAGGAATATCTAATAATTTAGTTGTTCCTTTTTATTATTCTACTTTTACTGATACATATTCTTTAAACTACAATAAAAAAGAATTAGAAAATTTAAGATTAATTAGTGAAGTTTTATATCAAGATGTAATAAAACATATTAATATGGGTTATTATGCTTTTGCTGAAAAAATTGTGTATTCATCAATATTTAAAAAAGCAGGACAAATAGATTTATTGTTTATTAAAGATAAATTTTTTAAAATAAAAGATTACAAAACAAATAATAAAAATATAGATTTTTTTGCGGGTTATTATAAAAAATTTAATGTTAATGGTGAGTGGGTAAAATCTAATGAATTTATTAGAACTTTTGAAAAATTTAAAAAACCTATTGAAAATTTAGAAAATTGTTTAGGTATTAAATATTCTTTACAATTAAGTATGTACGCTTATATGATGGAATTATGGGGTTATAAATTAGAAAATAATGATGGTTTAAGTATTCATCATATTAGAGATAATTATGAACCTTGTATTATTCCTGTAAAATATTTAAAAAAAGAAATTATAAAAATGTTAAACTATGGGAACAAATAATTTAATTGAAGTTGATAAAAAAATTATACAAATTGATAATTCAATATCTGAAATTTTAAATAGAAATTTACAAAATATGTATCAAAATTTTGATACTATTAAAACCATACGAGAAGAAATATTAATAGAAGTAAAAAGAATTTTAAATAATAAACCTTTAAATAATGGAATCAAAGAAAATAAAGATAATTTTCGTTGAAATTGATAATTGTCTTATTTCTACAAAATCGGGTAGAAAATATCCATTACATTCAGAAGATTGGATGATAAATTTTAAAATTATTGATTTATTAAATAAATTACAAAAACAATCTGATAAAGATATTAAAATTATTTTATGTGAAGATGGTAGAAAATTATTAAAAGGTTTTTATACTCAAAAAAGCATTTATAATAAAGTTAATATTATTTGTAAAAAAGTAGAATTATTAACAAATAGAAAAAAAAATACTGTTTGTTATAATATTGATATTAGAAATGAAAAATATTATCAAATACCAAATACAGGTTCTATATTAGAAGATTTATTAGAATATGAATTAAATCCTAAAGATTGTTTATTTATTGTTGGAAGTTTTGATTTTATTGAATTGTCAAAAAATTGTAATATTAATTATATTATTTTATAGTGCATATTAATTATAAATCTTTTGAAATTGCTAGTAGATTTACTAAAGAAGAACTATTAGAATTACCTATTAGAAATGATTTACCTATTATTAAAAATGCTTTTAATTTAGTGAATAGCATTGATGGGTCAGAATTATTTCAACTAATTGATTTTGTGTTTGTAAATACAGAATTATTTTCTGAACGAGCTTTATATTTTAAAAAAAATAATTGTTACACGAAACTTCATCCTTTGTATGATGAAGATGAATATGATGCTTTTTGGGATGAAGAAGAAAAACGTAGAAAGGAAGGTTTGGTAAGACCTTGTGCATTAGAACAAGATACAATTACTGGAAAGTATCAAATTAGAAATTTACACATAACTGGATTACATTATGGTTACTTAAATTATGCTAAAATTAAAAGAATTGATGAAAAATCTTTAAATAATTTATCTAATATTATATCAAGCGATAAGTTTACGGGCAAACTAAAAATGGAAAGTAAAATTACTGATTTTCCACAATTTTTTGATACTGATTATTATTACTGGAAAAGCTTAGAATTATCTATTTCAAGGGGAGAGCATAGTGTAAATGGTAAAGCTAGACGTAAAGGATTTTCATATAAAAATGGTTGGTTAGCTGCTGATAGAGCAGACAGACTTAAAAATTCTACTACAATATTAGGTGCTTTTGAAAGTGATAGTTTATACCCAGAGGGTACTATGACAATGGCTGATAATTATTTACAAGATTTAAGTAAACATACAGCTTGGGCTAAACGTAGATTAATTGATAGAAAAGATTTTATTAAATTTGGTTATAAATTTAATGATGGTACAGGAGCTGAATATGGTTATAAAAGTAAAATTATTGCTAAATCATTTGCTCCTAATAATGCAGGTGCAGCCAGAGGTAAAGATGGTGATGTTGTTTTATTAGAAGAAAGTGGTAAAAATAAATTATTATTACAAGTATTAAGTTCCACATTACCTACTTTAGGTGCAGGTGTTTTTACTACTGGTTTATGTGTTGTTTTTGGAACTGGAGGAGGTGATGAAAATTTATGGAGCGGATTTGAAACTTTAATGTTTAATCCTAGTTCTTTTAATTTTACTTCTTTTAATAATATATGGGATGAAAATACGGATGGTACTGAATGTGGTTTTTTTATTCCTAGTTACGCAGGCAAAGAAGGATTTATAGATAAATGGGGAAATAGTAATGTAAGAGGGGCTATCGAGTATGAAGAAAAAATAAGGGCTAAAAAGAAAAAATCAAATGATACAAATGCTTATTTAGAGTATTGTATGGAAGAACCCTTTAATCCTTCCGAAGCTTTTAGAAGAAGTTTAAATAAATTTTTTAATACAAAATTATTAGAAGAACAGTTAAAAGAATTACAAACTAATGAAGATTTAAAAAATATTGCTAGACATGGGTATTTTAAAAATACTTCTGATGGTATTAAGTTTATAGATTATTTATTTGAAAACGATAAAAGAGAACAAAATCATCCAATTTTAGAATTTCCTTTAAAAAAAGGAACAAATCCTAAAGGTTGTTTTACTATGTGGTTTAATCCATACAGAGATAAAAATACAGGGTTAATACCTGATAATCTTTATTATTTATGGGTTGACCCTTTTAATGTTGAAAAAGATTTAAAAACAATTGATGGTAGAAGTTCATTAGGTTGTATATATGTTTATGAACGTTCAAATAGTTTTTCTTCTACTAATGGAGATATTTTAGTAGGTAAATATTTAGGTAGAACAGCAACTTTAGACGAGTTTAATGATATGTTATTTATGATTGCTGATTATTATAATGCAAAAATATTAGCAGAAACTGGTGGAGATATTTATGGTTACGCTAAAAGAAATAAAAAAATTCATCAATTAATGGATGAACCCACAAATCAAAAAAATGAAAATGTTATGAGAATAACTAAAATGAAAAATAAATTAATTACTATGACAACTGATAAGAAATTAGATGGTGTTATATATTTAAACGATTGGTTAAACAAAATTAGAAGAAGAGAAAATGATGGTAAAGAAATAAGAACTATAAATTATATATTTGACATTAGATTAATAAAAGAATTATTAAAATTTGATTTAAAAAATAATTTTGATAGTGTTTCTTCTTGTATTTTAGGGCAATTCGTAATTAAAGAATTAGTTGATAAAATTTATAAAATGAATACAATTTCAAGAATTTCAGTATTTGATAGAGAATGGTTTTAAAATATAAAAAATGTCATTTTTTCCAACACAAAAATTAACATGGGCTGAAAAGCTTAAAAGAGAACAACCAACACAAAGAAATAATTTAGAACAATCTGTTGATTATTTTATTGACGAATCAAGATGGGAGTACGAAGATGAAGAATTATTAAAATTATCAAATTTTGCTGATGGCGATGTTGTTGATGAACAACACTATGAATTTGTTTTAAATCCTTATAATACTACTATTGATAAGTATAAAAGATTTGGAGCAAAATTACGAATGTATAATATCATTAGACCTGTTGTAGAGTTATATGTAGGAGAATATGGAAAAAGATTTAAAAATGTTCAAGTTTTAGATGTTAATCCAGATGATGAAAATAGATATAAAGAAGGATTAAAACAACTAGTTGAACAACATTTAGTTTCTGAATTAAATAATAAATTATTACAAAATAATATTGATACTGGAAAAGAATCAAAAGAAGATGTCCCTTTAGAAGAAAAAGTTGAAGAATATAATAAATCTTTTGATTCTACTAGAGTTATTACAGGGCAAGAAGTTTTGGATTATATTAGATTTGACCAAGACACAGTAGATAAATATACTGATGCTTATAAAAATTTTATTGTGTATGGTAGAACATTTACTTATAAAAACATATTTCATGATGACGTTGGTTTAGAAGTTGTTCCCGTTTGGGAAATGAGATTTCCTAAAAATTTAAAAAGTAATTTTATTGAAGATGCTTCTTATGTTACAAGACGGCAAATAATGCAACCAAATGAAATATTAGATTTATTTAAAGATAAATTAAGTGATGATACTTTAACATGGTTAGATGAACAAAGTAATACAGAATTTAGTAATACAAATGCGTCTTATACAAGAGTAAATACATATTGGGTTTCTGATAAAGATGATTATAGAAGATATTCTTTATACAGAGAAGCAGAGGGTGTTCCTGTATATCATTGTCAATTTAGAAGTTGGGAAAAAATTGGTATTTTAATTTACTTGCATCCTATTTACGGGGAAATGGAAATGGAAGTTGATGATACTTACAAATTAAATAAAGAATTTGGAGATATTTCTATTAATTGGGTTTGGCAATCTGTTATAATAGAAGGATGGAGAATTGAAGATAAACAATATATTGATGTAAGAAAATTACCTTATAATAGAGCTGAATTAAATAATAGTTCTGAACAAAAATTAAGTTATAATGGTAGAGTATTAAGAACAACTGATGGTGAAATTACAAGTTTAGTAAAAGTTGGTATCAATTATCAAATTTTATATAATATTGTGCATTATCAAAT